GGTGGTAGAGGAACGGAAATTACAACCTTGCCTGGTGGACAAAACCTCGCAGAAATTGACGATGTAGAATACTTCAAGAAGAAGTTATATCAGTCATTAAATGTTCCAAGTTCTAGAATGGAATCGGAGAACGGATTCAATATGGGTCGTTCTTCAGAAATTACTAGAGACGAACTTAAGTTTAATAAGTTCACTAACAGACTTCAGAAGAAGTTTGCTAGAGTGTTTACTGATTTATTAAGAACTCAGTTAGTTCTTAAAGAGATTGTAAGTGCAGAAGAGTTTGATAAGTTTAAAGATTTTTTACAATATGACTTTACTGCAGACAACCACTTTACAGAATTAAAAGAACAAGAGATTCTTAGAGAGAGATTAGATGCACTTAGTACTGCTAGTGAATATGTTGGAAAATACTTCAGTCAAGAGTACGTTAGAAAGTATATTTTGCGACAAACGGAAGAAGAGATTAAGGACATTGACGCTCAAATCAAGTCTGAAAAAGAGGCTGGTGTGGGACAAGATGACCAAGACGGTTTTTACAACTCTAATGATTTAGGAGATAATTAATGAGTAATATAGCGAGAGAAATAGTTGATACAATAGCAGATAAGGAACTTGCAAATGCAAAGGAACTAATCAATCAAGGTATCAAAGAAAAAGCTGCACAAGCAGTTGACTTCAAAAGAGTTGAAAGTCAGACTAACTGGACGGACGTTCCTAAAGAGGACGGAGAAGGGTAATGAAAAGTTTTAGTACTATTGCAAAAGAGTTACATGAAGCGAAGTTTAAACTTCCTTCAGGACACAAAGAACTTGAAAAAGATAGTGTTAAAGTTGGTGGAAAACTTGTTGACATAGTATTTGCAATGAGTAAAGGTAAAGTACACGCATTTGTAAATGGTCAAAACTTTACGGGGACTAGTCCTTACAAAGACCTAAAAAGTGCAAAGAAAGAATTTAAAGACATCAAACAGATTATGAAAAATATGGGTGAAGATTTTGATGTTACAATAGAGGAAATAGTAAATGAAATTAATAGCAGAGTTTAACGAAACAATATCACCCGTAATTACGGAGGCCGCAAACGGTAAGAAAGAATACTTCATTGAAGGTGTATTCATGCAGTCCGATATTAAAAATCGTAACGGTAGAGTCTATCCTAAAGCAATTATGGAGAAGGAAGTTAACCGATATAAGAAGGAGTTCGTAGAAAAAGACCGTGCATTCGGTGAACTCGGACACCCTGAAGGCCCTACTATTAATTTAGATAAAGTATCTCACTTAATCCAATCACTAGAATTGGAAGGTAAAAACTATGTGGGTAAAGCAAAGGTTTTAAGTACTCCAAATGGAGAGATTGTAAAAGCTCTCATCAACGATGGTGCAAAACTCGGAGTATCTTCTAGAGGACTTGGTTCTTTAGAACAAAAGGGTGATGCACAATATGTTAAGAATGATTTTCAACTTGCAACTGCAGGTGATATAGTCGCAGACCCTTCTGCACCTGAGGCATTTGTCGAAGGAATTATGGAAGGTGTTGAGTGGGTTATGGAAAATGGTATTCTTACAAGAGTTCAATTAGAGACTATGCAGAAAGAACTTAGGTCTGCTAAGTCAAAACAACTCGAAGAAACTAAACTAAATCTATGGAAAAGGTTCGTTGAGAGTCTATAACATATAAATAAAATAAAGTAATACATAAAGTATTAAAACAGGAGAAAAAAATGGCAGAGTTAGAAAATAACCTAGAAACTACTGAAGAAGTAGTTGAGACTATTGAAGAGGGTCAACAACCTGATTCTAAGTCTGAAAAAGGTGATAAGAAACCAGTCAAACAAGGTTCATCCGATGCTGAATCAATAGAGTCAGGCAAAGCGGAAGTCGTCCCAGTTGAAACCAATCCTGTTGACAAAGCAGTTAAAGCAGTAAAAGACGCTGAGAAGAAAGTTCCTTCAAATGAAGGCGACCCTCAGAAGAAAGGTGCTGGTAAGGCTGAAAAGCAAGAGAAAGTCAAAGAAGAGACAAAACCTTCGAAGATGGAATCAATTAAAGCTATAGTCAACGTAATGAAGGAAATGACAAAAGACGAACTCCAATCAGTATTATCTACAATATCTGAGAATGCTGACGAGGACGATAGTTTGACTAAAGCAGAAATTGCAAGAGCAGTTGTTGAGTCTTTGAAGACAATGGACGAAGACAAAGTAGGAGAAATCCTAGAGTCTATGTCTCAAGAAGAAAGTTCAGAAGAAATTTCAGAAGAGTCTGAAGAAGATGCAGTTGCAGAAGAAGTTACTGCAGACGTTGAGTCCTCATTAGTTGAAATTGAAATAGATGACGACCTATCAGCAATTTCAGAGGCATTAGAACTTTCAGAAGAAAACGCTGAAAAAGCTAAAACAATCTTTAAAGCTGCTGTACAATCAAAAGTACAGGAAGTTAAAGAAGAACTTGATAAGAAATATCAAGAAGAATTATCAACCACAGTTGAAACTGTTAAAGGCGACCTATCGGAAGCAGTTGACAAGTATTTAACATATTGTGCAGAAGAGTGGACGAAAGAAAACGAACTCGCAATCGAACGTGGTTTGAGGTCAGAAATGACTGAGAACTTCATCGAAGGTCTTAAAACATTATTCGTAGAACACTACGTTGATGTACCTGAAGATAAGTACGATGTTATCGATGAACTCGCAAATCGTCTTGAAGAGATGGAAGCTAAACTTGACGGTGAAGTGTCTAATAACATGGCAATCACTGAAGAGTTAGATACTCTCAAAAGACAGAATGTTGTATCAGAAGCATCGAAAGATTTGACAGATACACAAAAAGAGAAACTTTCTTCACTTGCTGAAGGAGTAGATTTCAAAGATGGTGAAGACTTCGCTGAGAAGATTTCTGAAATCAAAGAAGCATACTTCAAAGTAGATGGTGAGAAAGTTGAGGCGGAAACTAACGTTGTAGAAGGTGAAAATGAATTTCAAGTTGAAGAAACTGAGAAGAAATTAGACCCTACTATGGACAAGTATTCGTCTGCAATAACCAAACTTAACCCATTGGGATAAGTTTTAATTTAAAGGAAAAATAAAATGTTTTTATCAGAAAACTTACAAGAAAAGTGGCAACCGATTCTAGAACATTCCGATTTACCAAAAATCGAGGATAACTACAAGCGTGCTGTTACTGCAGTAATTCTTGAAAACCAAGAGAAAGCTCTACAAGAGCAGAACTTGCAAGAAGCTGCACCTTTAAATGCTACTGGAACAGGTATTTCTAACTGGGATCCTATATTAATCTCATTAGTTAGACGTGCTATGCCAAATCTCGTTGCATACGACATTTGTGGAGTTCAACCAATGACTGGCCCTACAGGATTAATCTTTGCTATGAAAGCAAGATATAACGATTATCCTTCAGGAACAAGATTGACAAAATCAGAAGCCATGGGTATTGATGAAGTACATTCAGATTACTCAGGTGGAGCTAACCCAACAGCTGCTGGCCCATTAGGTGCCAAGACTGCTGACCCGTTTAACGGTTCATATGCATCAGATACTGGTGCTGGTATGGCAACAGCTAGTGCAGAAGCACTAGGTGATGTTGAAGCTTCAAATGGTTTTGCTCAAATGGGTTTCTCAATAGAGAAAGCTACTGTTACAGCTAAGTCAAGAGCATTAAAAGCAGAGTACACACTCGAACTTGCACAAGACCTTAAAGCAATTCACGGTCTAGATGCAGAATCAGAATTAGCAAATATTCTTTCATCAGAAATTCTTGCTGAAATCAACAGAGAAGTTGTAAGAAACGTTAACATTCAAGCTAAAACTGGTGCGGCTGCTACAGCTTCAGCAGGAACATTTAACTTAGATGTTGATGCAAACGGACGTTGGTCAGTTGAGAAATTTAAAGGATTATTGTTCCAAATCGAAAGAGAAAGCAACGCAATCGCTAAAGAAACAAGACGTGGAAAAGGTAACTTTATCCTATGTTCTTCAGACGTAGCTTCTGCATTGTCAATGGCAGGTGTATTAGATTACGCTCCTGCTCTTTCTACTAACCTAAACGTTGATGATACTGGCAACACATTCGCTGGTGTTCTTAACGGTAGAGTTAAAGTATACATAGACCCTTATGCAGGTTCTGATTACTTAACTGTAGGTTACAGAGGAACTAACCCTTATGATGCAGGTATGTTCTATTGCCCATACGTTCCATTACAAATGGTTCGTGCAGTTGGCGAGAACACTTTCCAACCAAAAATCGGTTTCAAAACTAGATATGGTATGGTTTCAAATCCATTCGTAGGTGCTACACCTGCTGACGGACTTGCATCTGCAGGTACTAACCAGTACTACAGAAAATTTGCAGTTTCTAACATTCTGTAAATC